GACCTGGTCGGCGATGCTGGCAAGGTACAAGGAGAGCTGCTCGAGGAAGGGCGCCTCGGTCCGGATCTGACTCGGAAGCTGTTGTATGTGGTCGACGCGATAAACGACGCCGTCGACGATTCCATCCTCTCTGCCGAGATGGAGTGCGACCTCGAGACCATCCGCCGAGATGAGGACCTTACCTACCTGGCCGGCAAGATTCGCCGAGCTGCATCCGACCGGGGCTTCCGGCGCTGGTTGGAGGAAGAAATCGAGGAAGAGGAAGAGGAGCGCGCCGAGATGATGGCGAGCAAACCAGCCGAGGAAGAGGACGGCGCCGAGGCGCTGTTCATGGCGCGTATGTGACACTGACAAGCAAGGAGCACACATGGAACACGATACGCCGGAGGCCGTCGCCGAGACCGTCGCCGAGGAAGGGGCCGTCGCCGAGACCGTCGCCGAGGAAGAGACCGTCGCCGAGGCGGGGCCGTCTATAGATGACCTGCTCGGCGCCGAGGTTGACGATCCCCTCCTCAACGCTGAACACTCCGGACTGCCGGCATATCAAGACATACTGGCTCGTATTCCGGAGGACGGGCGGCGCCTCATGGGGAATATGCGGGCGGCGTTCACTCGCAAGACTCAAGAGCTGGCCGAGCTGCGCCGGTCTCTCGAGGCTGAGCGCGCCGAGTTCCAGCGTCAGCGTTCTGTGTTTGCGAATAGCGATGCCGCTAAAGCTATCGCCGAGCGCGCCGAGGCTGACCCTACTTCCGCCGAGGGCTTCGATCCCTGGTCTCAAGAGGGGCTATCTGCACTGGTGGAACAACGTGCGGCGTCGATGGTTGCCAAGCTCATGCAACCTCTGCAAGAGGACCTGGCGGCACAACAGCGCCGGTCCGAGCTGGATGCCTTCAAGCGAGACCATCCCGATATGGTGGAAGACTCCGAGCTAAAGTCAAGCATTGTCGATATGCTCAAGAGCAATCCGGATATGAGGCTCGAGACCGCGTACTGGGCGGCGCGTGGGCAGCTCGGTGCACGGCGCTCGGCGCTCGAGGCTGAGCGCGCCGAGCGTGAGCGGCGCCGTCGGGCTGATGAGCTGCGGCAACAGACCAGTACAGGCCGTCGGGTCAACGGTGCAACGCGCCGAGCTGCCCGTCCTCGGTCGGCGTGGGACGCCTATCTCGATGCTAAGGCGCAACAAGATAGGGGTAACGGATGATCCGGCGTCTTGACCTCTGGACCGTACACAACCTGGTGGCTCATCCCCTCGCCGAGCTGCTGTACCTGTTCGGGTCTGACTGGTGGGCGGATTGGGTACATGACGTCACTATACCTGCGACTCATCGCCGAGGGCGTGGTCCGGAGGCGCGCCGAGGATGACGACGTCCGGCGATGCGGTGCCCTTTGCTCCTTGTGGACTGCTTCGTCGGTGCGTCGTCTTTTAGGAGGAAGGATGCCTAAGAAAGCACGGAAGAAAGTGTACACCGATCCTAAGACGGGCCGGCGCCGTACAGTTCGGTACGGTGCTGCCGGCGCCGAGGTCAAGCCGGGTACTAAGAAAGGTGATGCCTATTGCGCTCGCTCGGCTGCTCAGATGAAGAAGTTCCCCTCGGCGGCAAAAAATCCGAACAGTCCGCTTCGTCTTAGCCGTAAGCGGTGGCGGTGCTCCGGCGAACGGTCGCGGCGATAAGATGCCCAAAGACGCTTGTTACAAAAAGGTAAAGAGGAAGTATAAGAAGTTCCCCTCGGCGCGGGCTTCTCAGGCTATCGCCAAATGTCGGAAGCAGTCCGGCGCCGTGAGGAAGTCGTCCTCGGGTGCTGCGCTTCGGCGATGGTCTAAGGAAAAATGGGTCGACGTCCGGACGGGTAAGCCGTGCGGCTCCGTCAAGCGCTCCAGTACCTACTGCCGGCCGTCGCGCCGAGTATCTAAGCAGACCCCTAAGACGGTCGCCGAGCTGACACCTGGTGAACGTCGCCGAGGTCAAGCCGCTAAGAAGGCGGGGCGCCGAGCTGCTCCGCTTAAGAAAGGATAGACGCGCCGGCGCTTCTCCGATAGACTCCGACTATCGACTCCGTACGGACTACCGATATCCTCGACTCGGCTCTTCCGAATACCGACAACCCTGACACCTTCTGAGGTCTCATCGTGGCAATTACAAACGATTTGCTGTCGACGACTCTCCGCGCGATTCGGGATGAGTACGTCGACCAGCTCTACAAGAAAACAGCGTTCCTCGCTGCGGCAAAACAGTTCAACGGTATTGAGTATGAGGACGGCGGTACGAAGGTCACTCAGCCCCTCAACATCGTGGAACACAGTTCCATCACCGAATACCCGACCGGATATGAGCCGACCAACATCGCCGTACGGGATGCGCTCCGGGGTGCTGACTACATCTGGACCGACTTCTCGGCGCCGGTCGTCATCACTCACAAGGAGGAGCTGGAAAACCGAGGGGAGCGCGCTATCGTTCGCATCCTCGAGGCACGTACGCAGAACGTGTTCGGTATCCTTCGCCGAGAGACCAATAAGCAGATTCTTGCGGGTAACTCGACGGTGCTCCTCAACCTCGGCACGCTCAACGGCGTAGCCAGCACGACTGGTTTTCTCGAGAACCTGGATGCTGGGGCACAAACCAACGTGGTCGGCGGCGTCAGTAAGCTGACGTACCAGAACACTCGAGGCTGGCAGAACCAGCGCGCAACGGCGGCGGGCGCCTTCGGGACCAATGGTCTCGGCGCTATGAATGACCTCTACATCGCGGCAAACAACGTCGCGCCGGTCGGTGAGGTCAATGTCGTGATTGCGTCTCTGGCGCTCATGAACAACTACAAAAAGAAGCTCCAGGCTCAGGAGCGGTACATCGACGAAAAAACCCTCGACGCTGGACGCATGGCGCTGGCCTTCGCCGGGGCGATGGTGGAGCAGGACAGCGACATGCCGATTAACGGCGGTGTCGGTGTCTCTGAGTTCTCGGCCTACTTCCTTAACTTCTCCGGTATCAAGCTCGTTATCCATTCGGATGCCGACTACGCTACCGGTGACTTCGTTATGGGTCAGGGCAACCAGGCTCGGGTGGCTCACATTTACCACAAATGCCAGCTCACGGCGCGTCATCTCGGCGGGCAAGGTGTTCTGGTCAACGCTGACACCTTCTGAGGCTGGGGGCTACAATGGCAACAGACGATATTATTCAGTACCTCGACTCGACCGATGCCGACGGTACAGCTCTCGGCGGCGCCGAGATGCACCGACGCCAGGTGGAAACCTTCCTCGCCGGCGGCACGATTGCAGCCGGTGATGTGGTCGGGTGGGATACCACGAAGACCGGCGCCGAGCGTGCGCTCTATGTGACGGCCTCGGCGATTGTCGCAACGGGCAACCCTCTGGCCGTCGGCGTGGCGCTCAAGGCTGCGGCCTCCGGCGACCTGGTACCCTGCGTGATCGCTGGCTACGCTGAAGACGTCAAGTGCGCCGGGGGTACAGCTTCCGGTGTGCCGGTCGCGGCTGCCAAAGCTGCAATCGGTACAGTGGCGCTGGCTGCTACCGGGGATCTGGCAAACGCCTTCGGCGTCACGCTCGAGGCTGAAGCCGGCGGCACTGTGGACATGATCGTTTACAAGCAGTTCTGAACATCGCCGAGGTGTCTCGGTAGGGGGGCGACTTGAACCTTAAACAAATGCGGGAACGGGTCGCCAACAAAACTGACTTTGACCCTACCGAGACCCGATACCGGGATCAGATTACCGAGCTGCTGAATGAGGCATATCGGCACGTATGGAACGAGACCGTGTGGCCGTTCTCCCAGAAGCTGGTGTACTTCGACCTGTATCCGGACTTGACCAGCTCTCGCCTCGGCGGGGTGACTGTCACCACGAAAGACGGTGAGCGGCTGGTCTCATTCTCGGCGCCGGTCTATGAGCTGGACTCTCAGCGCTCTGTATTGGTCGGCAATATTATCGAGCTGCATGGCCGGGATTATGAAATTCTGGAAGTCAACACGACGCAAGAGTTAATCACTACCGAGCCGATCCGTCATCCTGTCACCGGCTCGCCTCCGACGTCGCCGGTGACAATTACCGGGTTCGCCGGTTGGAAGATCAAACACCGATACTACAATCTCCCGGCCGATTGCCTCGAGATACTCAACCTGGGTCAGCGAGATACCCCGATACCGGATGCGCCGGGGGCGCTGACCAACGGACAAAAAATGTGGTCGGTGGCGAATAGGCCGGAGGAGATGGCCTCACTTCGTGAGGACCGTACCGACTCGTATGCTCAAATGTACTTTCCGATCCCGCCTCGAGTGATACCTCCGGCCGAGGTGCTCACGGTGGCATGGGTCCAGGTAGCAGCTCCGGCCGATGGCACGTTCGTACAGGGTCGATACTATGAGCTGTGTTGGTGTCTTGAGTCGCCGGAGGGTACGTTCGGGCCGTTGTCTGAGCCCGTCGTTACTCAAGTGCCGACGGATGACGTTGCGCCGGCGGCGACGTATTCGGCGACGGTCTCTTTTGTCACGTTCGACGGGGTCGCCTTTGCTGCCCGTCCGCCGAGCTATGCAACGCGGGGGCAACCAGAGCCCCTCGAGGGACTCAAAAAGCGGCTCTGGTTCAATGCCAATTACAACCATGCAACCGGCGAACGCCTCGGCGTTCCTCGCTGGCTGGCTGTGACTACCGGCGCCGAGCTGAATACCAGCACAGATGCCACGATGAACCTTCCCCTTCGTGCGCTCGATACCGAGTCGTCACTCCTTGTTAAGTTCGTGCTTGGACTTTATCCAGGGAATGAGCGCTATATCGAGTATGACGGGAGCATCCGACGTATCCGTCCCTGGCCTCGGGTGGACGGCTCCGATCAGGAGTACAGTGCGGCCGATCCGCTGACGGCGGTAAACTATCGGGACCGTCCGGCGCGGCGCTTCCGGCGCGCCGAGCTGCGGTACTTGGTAAAGCCTTCTCCGCTGGTGTACGACACTGACTCTCCGTCAATGCCCTGGCCCTTTCATCAGGTGATTGTGGACCGGGCGCTCGCTGACGTCTTCCTCAAGTCGAACAACCAGGCGCTCGCTCAGCTCTATGAGGGACGGTATTCTCGAGCGGTGGATCAGTTCAAACGTCGAATGTTTAAGACCGATACAGCGTGGCAGATGGGGCAGTTCAACGTACATCGTGACCGGCAATACTGGTCGACCGAGTTCACCCTCACCTATGAGGGGTGACCGTGCAGACGATTAAGCTACAAGAGCGGCTGGCCGGTGGGATGGATGAGCGGTACGTCGCCGATCCCGGCGCGGCGTCTCTCATCGTAAATATGAGGGTCGACCGTGAAGGCGGTGCGTGGGTACGTGACCGGGGGTGGGAGCCGTACAACCCTCCGGCCGGGTTTACTCAAGTGGTGTCGCTGGACTTTCAGCCGATATACTCGCTTGCGGTCTGGTCTCGTCAGAATGGCGCCGAGCTGTATTGCCTCTATGAGCAAGGGGGATTCCTGCTCTATGAGCACGGTCTCTCGGCGGGTACGTCAAGCAACGCGCCGGCAAAACAGTATCTCCAGTCGGGGCGGTTGGTGCCGTCGTCTACTGATCCCGGTACTCAGTTCGTCGCTCATGGGTCTGACCTGGTTGTCCTCGGCTCTGAGGTGTTGCTCCGCTTCCGTGGGGATAAGCTGGTCGTTCCGTTCGGCTTCTCCAGCTCGCCGGCGCCGGCGCTGGTGTTTCCTCCTGATCCGTCGTACTTCAACACCGTGGCGACACGTAACGAGGCGGGCTCGATTGCAGCTCGACTCATCGCTCCTCGAGGGCTCGGCGATCCTGATGCGGCGACGGATGGTTCAGAAGTCAATAGGTACTTGTACCGGGTGGCATGGGAAACCGAGACCGGGTCGATATCTCCGCTTTCCTCCTCCAGCTCGGCGGCGTGGTCGTTTACTCAAACAACTGAGCAAGGGCGATACGGTGTGCTCCTTCGTGAGATACCGAGAGGGCCGGCCGGTACGGTGGCTCGGCGCATCTATCGGACAAAAAACCTAAAGGCGCTGGATAATCAGGGTGAGGCGGTCTTCTACTTCTTGGCGCGTATTCCTGAAAACAGTAGTACCGATTACCTCGACATAACTCCGGATAGTGCGCTTATCGCCGAGGCGCCGGCGCTTACTGAGTCGGTGACCATTCCTTCGACGCTTCGCTATGGTGCGAGCTGGGACGGTCGCATTTGGCTGGCCGGTGGTCCGGACTATGAACAGCGTCTCATATACAGCGACGAGGGGGCTCCGGAACAGTTCGGCGCGTTCGCCTTCTATGAGCTGGGCAATATCGACGCTGGCGTTATTACCGGGCTCGTTCCCTATTACGGCGTCTTGCTGGTCTTCCGTGAGCGTGGAATCGACGCCGTCGTTCCTGATCAAGCCGGCATTTTGTACCGAGTCTCGGTGGTGTCGCGTGACGTCGGGACTACTGCAACGAATACGCTAACCCTGGTGCCTGGTGTCGGGGTGTTCTTCCTGACTGCGGACGGGCCTCGGGTGGTCTCCGGCTCGCCGTCGGCGATGACCGTATCCTCGCCGAATACTCGAGTCAGCCGAGAGGGGCGACGGATTAACGAGTCGGCTCTCCCTCGGGCCTCCGCTGCCTGGTCTCCAATGGAGCGTGAATGGTGGTGCCACTACTGCTCGGACGGGTCGGCGACTCCTGACCGGGGCCTCGTCTATCATGTGGATCTGGATACGTGGTCGGTGCGGGCGGCGCTCACTTCGCCGAGTGATCCGGGCGCCTTCCTGTTCAATGCCCTGGCGACACTCCCGTCCGGCCGGTTCCTCCTGGCGCCGGAGACTCAACGGGTGGTTGATACTCCGACGGTGTCGACGGTTTACAATCGGGGCCTTCAGGTGTGGTCGGCGTCCGGTGTGCAGGGTGAGCGCTTTACGGCGACAACTGCTGACCAGCTCATCTGGACGGTGTCGGCCGTGTCCAATAATGCACGCGTGTCCGGTCAATGGGTGAGCGTGTGGGAAGACTTCGGCGACGATAGCGTCTACAAGTCCGTGCGATATATCCTCGTCGACGTCGTCGCCGTCGGGAATGCCCCGATTACAATGGAGTATGCGGTCGACTATCTCGAGACGTATACCTCGGCGGGTACTCAAGCCGGCGCCGTCTCGAGTCGCTTCCGGGGTGATAACCAGGGTGCGGTGTATGCTCCGGGTGCGACGGGTGACCGGGTCGCCTCCATCGGTGCGGATACCTACCTCGGCACAACCGTTACCCGTATTCGCTGGGATGTGGGGGCGCCGGCTTCGACTTGGTTTAAGTGGCGGCTGACCAGCTCGGCGCGTTTCCATGTGGTGCGCTACCAGGTGGCTTATGTTCCGAGGTCTCGTTCCGTGCTGCATCAGGGGTAGATATGAAGGTCTTCAGCACATACCCTCCGGCGCCTCGGGCCTTTGTAGATGCTCAGCTCCTACAGGATGAGGGGCGCCGTATCGCTCGGACGATGAACGGCGGCGTCGGGTCTGAGCAAATGCCCTATGAGTCCATCAGCGCTGACAAGTTCGTCGCGCCGGCCGATATCGACTCAACCGTCCGCACGACTCCGGCCGGGCTACAACGGCGACGGCCTCCGAGCTGGCCTCTCAGATATTCGCCATTACTCAAACTGATATCGTGGACTTGGCCGGCTTCAATCCTCCGGACGGGGGCGCCGGCAATACGGGTATCCTGGGGCCTCCGTCGGCGTCGTATCAGACCAACAGCTCGGCGTGGGGGCCTGGTTGGAATCGGCTCTCGGATACCGTCGCCGAGGGTGTGTACCTTCAATGGCCGGCGCGGGCTGGTGTGGTGTCCGGTGCGCTGCTTGTTGATTGGGAGTTTTACCTCGGCGATGCTTCTAGCTATGGTCTGGGCGCTGCTCCGACGGGTAGCCAATGGCGCTGGCAAGTCGGGGTGTTTGTGGATGGTGTCCTCGTTGCGCGTTCGGGCCGGTATCCTCCGCGCCGTCATACGGTACACTTACCCTTTACTGTCCCGGTGCCCTCTCGGTCCGTCGTTGTCGATGTGCGCTGGCAAGCGTCGTACGATGGGGCGGGTACTTCCAATGCTTACAGCTACAGCGCTGACACTGTCCTCCGTGTTTACAATGCGTCCCTTTGGATTAGGAACCAGTACCGATGAGCACGATAAACCCGACGTATCCGGCGCCGTCGGACGTGATTACGGCGGCGTCTTTGAATGAGCTATTTACTGAGCTGAAGGACAACACTGACGGCACAGTCGGGCGGCTGGATGCCTCCAACCTTCGCCGAGGTGCGGTAACTTCTCAGCATATCGCCGAGGGCATAGCGTACGGTTCACTTACCTTCGCCGAGGCCGGCTCGGTAACCAGTGGGACGACTCGCTCGAGCGGTACGGGCGGGGCGGCTACTTCCTGGGTTGATCTGCTGACGGTGTCCTTTACCGCGCCGGTAGCCGTCGCCGAGGGTGCGGTCCTCCGGTATCACTTTAACCAGCTAATCGGCGACGTATCCAGCTCTGGCGGCGGGTCGACTAAAGCTCAACAGGTGTACTACCTGCGGGTGCTTCTCCTCTTCAATGATGGCGGGGGCACACTGACCACCACAATACAGGCGCCGGTGGGCTATGGGCTGGCGACTCGGTCGGGGAATGACGCCTCGGTCGCCGGCTCAAATGGCGATATCGTCGCGGCCTGGACGCGCAATAGCCTGTCGGGTCTCAGCATCAACAGGACGGCGGGGCGCTCTTATGAAGGCGTCCGGCTTCAGCTCCGATGGAATGTGAACGACGCCGGTACAGCGAACCAGGTGGATACCTGCCACGTCAACGGCATGGCGTATATTTCAACCTTCTGAGGTTCGGCGATGCCCTATTCTCCTCCTGTTACCTTCCTCACTGGTGCGACTCTTCAGTCCTCCGACTTGGAGCAAAACCTCGGCGCGGCGCGTGACTATCTCAACGCCGAGATCCAGTCGGCTGACGTACAGGTCGGGACCGTGACGGCTAACCAGCTCGCCGAGTCCGTCGGCGTTGCCGGTGGTCAGGGGCGCCGGTTCGTTCTCGGTCCGGTGTACTACTTCGCCGAGCTGGTGGA